AAAATAGATTTGTTTACAGTTTACCCTGCTTCGAGGGCTGTGACTTTTGCGGATAATTCTTGAATTGCTTTTATTAGTACAGGAAATAAATGACTTTCTGTGGCTTCTAATTTATCTGGGTTATCATCAAGAACTAGATTTAAATAATCAACAGAAGTAGAAGCTTCTAAAGCTTGAAGTTCCTGTGCTATAAACCCTGCTCTATAATTGCCATCTTTTATGTTGCCATCTCTTGATGCCCATTTAAATTTTACAGGTCTAACTTTATTAATAAAATCTAATCCTATAGGTAAATCAATAATTTCAGTTTTATCTCTTTCGTCTGATAAAGAACTAATACCTGTATCATTAGAACGCAAAGATGCAGTATTACTATTACCTAATGTGAATTGATTGTTTGAAGTCGCAGCTGCAGATTCAGAGCTAACTCCAATACAAACATTATTAACTCCAGTTGTATTACTTTTACCAGCCTCTCCTCCAAGAAATGTATTATTGTATCCAGTAGTGCTTGAAAAACCAGCTTGATACCCAACAGCTACATTAAATGAATCCATATTTACATTTAAAGTATATAAGGCTTCATAACCAACAGCGACGTTTCTATCGGCTGTTGTATTGGTAAACATTGAAGCATTACCAATAGCAGTGTTAGAATTTCCAGTTGTGTTTGCTGTTAAAGCATCCATTCCCACAGCCGTGTTGTTACTAGCAGTGGTATTTGCATCTAAAGCATTAGCTCCCATTGCTACATTTGAAGCTCCAGTTGTGTTTGATGTTAATGCAACATGTCCAAAAGCGGTGTTATTAGATGCCGTTGTGTTTTGTCTTAAAGAACTTGTTCCAACTGCTACATTATTTCCTCCAGTAGAATTTGCATCTAAACTTAAAGATCCTACGGCTATGTTTGAACTTCCAGTTGTATTGGAATCTAATGCTAATCTACCAAGGGCTACATTAAATCCACCTGTTGTGTTTGCTTTTAACGCTTCAAACCCTACAGCAGTATTGTTTTCACCAGTCGTATTATCATTCAAGGAATCTCTACCGAAAGCAGTGTTATTATCTGCTGTTGTGTTTGCAGCTAAAGCACCAGTACCAAATGCACAGTTACTTGTTCCAGTAGTGTTATTTTTTAAAGCAGAAAGTCCAACTGCAGTATTATTATCTGCTGTTGTGTTTGCAGCCAAAGCTTCATGTCCAAAAGCAGTATTATTACTAGCCGTAGTGCTAGAAATTAAAGCTGCTTTCCCCATAGCAGTGTTATTAGCTCCTGTGGTGTTTGTTAATAAGGTATTACGACCTACAGCGGTGTTATTTGATCCAGTAGTATTTGATGATAATGCTTGATATCCTATTGCTGTATTATTATCTGCGGTCGTATTTGCGTCTAGAGCAAGAGCACCCACAGCCACATTCTGAGTTCCAGTTGTGTTTACTAGTAAAGAATTTTTACCGACAGCAGTGTTATCGTGTGCTGTGGTGTTATTTTGTAAGGCATTAGTACCTATAGCAGTATTATTATTTCCAGTTGTGTTTGAAGTTAAAGTTGATCTACCTAAAGCAGTGTTATTAGAGGCAGTTGTATTAGCAAGAAGACTGTTTTGCCCTAAAGAACTGTTATTTGATCCTGTAGTGTTTGCACCTAAAGCACTTCTACCAACAGCCGTATTATTGTTTCCAGTTGAGTTTGAAGCTAAAGCGTTTGCTCCAAGACCAGTAACGTCAGCACCAGTTGTATTAGATTGCAGAGAAAAAGCACCAAGACCTGTATTTCTTTCACCTGTAGTATTTGCACTTAAAGCATCATGTCCAATCGCTGTATTACCGCTTGCTGTGGTGTTGGCATCTAAAGCTTGTGATCCCACCGCTACATTATTTGCCCCAGTTGTGTTTGATAGTAAAGCAGTATAACCAACAGCAGTATTGTTATCTGCTGTGGTGTTATTTGCTAATGTTTCCTTACCTAATGCGGTGTTTTGATCTCCAGTTGTGTTATCTTGCAATGCTCTATCGCCAAAAGCACTATTTCTAAATCCCTCTGTATTAGATTTTAAAGATTCAAAACCAACAGCAGTATTTGTGAATCCTGTTGTATTACTTTGCAAAGCTCCTCCACCTGTTGCGGTATTTCTTTCACCTGTAGTATTTAAACTTAAAGAATTAGTACCAATAGCAGTATTGTTAATTGCTGTTGTGTTTGCATTTAAACTAGCTCTACCTATTGCCGTATTTGAAGCTCCAGTTGTGTTTGAACCTAATGAACCTTGTCCTACGGCCGTATTATCATTTGCTGTAGTAGTAACATCTAAAGCGTTTCCACCAATAGCTGTATTTCTTTGTCCTGAAGTTAATGCAGTTAAAGCTTCTTTACCAATAGCAGTATTATTTCCACCAGTAACAGCAGCATCTAAAGCATTTTCTCCAAGAACAGTATTACCAGCAACAGAGTTTGCTCCTTTACCTATATCTATTGAATTAAAAGATCCATCAGTAGAAAAAGTTGAAGAGATATTAGTAAGGTTTGATCCATTTATAGCAGGTAAGGTAGCAGGGAATCTAGCATCTGGTATAGTTCCAGAAGTTAAATTAGATGCACTTAAAGCTGTTAAATCAATAGCAGCCCAACTAAGATTTCCAGAAGCATCTGTTTTTAAAAATTGTCCATTAACTATATTTGAAGGTAATGTAAGAGTATAATTTTGTGCAGCACTATGAGGTGGTGATTTAATTTTTACACCATGACTGTTTTCTGCACAGTTAAGTTGTATATATCCTTCCGATTGTCCAGACGTACCTTTGATTTCAAGACCTGCTGCTGAAGATGTAGATATAAAATTAGTTTTATCTTTTGTAACAGCTTGACCTGCTATCTTAGCCCCTGTTACAGCAGCGTTATCTATAGTAAATGATTCACTTACAGTACCAACATTTGCAACTGTTATATCACCTTTATCACCATTAGTAAGACTAGCTCCACCACCACCTCCATCATCAGCAATAATAAAGTTACCACTAGAAGCTTGATACTTAAGAATCTTACCGTCTGCTACACCTGTTGTATTTACATTAGAAAGATCACCAATTTGTTTTGTTGAGGTTACATCTGCATTAGCAGCTATACCAGAAAGTTTTGTTTTCTCTGCATCTGTAAAAGCATTGGTATCACTATTATTTTCATAGGCTGTTTTAATTTCACTATCTGATTGATCAGCAGTAGCGTTACTTTCAATATTTGTTAGCTTTGTTTTTTCTGCATCTGTAAAAGCATTGGTATCAGAGTTTGCTTCATAAGCTGTCTTTATTTCAGCATTAGTTTGATCGGCTGTAGCGTTAGATTCTATACCTGTTAATTTAGTTTTTTCCGCATCTGTAAAAGCGTTAGTATTAGAGTTGGCTTCGTATGCAGTTTTGATTTCAGCATTAGTTTGATCTGCGGTAGCACCACTTTCTATCGCATTTAATTTTGTATGGTCTGCATCTGTAAAGACATTACTATCAGTTGCAGCTTCTACTGCTGCTCTTATCTCTGCGTTAGTTTGATCTCCTGTTGCACCCTCTTCAATAGTTGAAAGCTTTGCTAAGTTTTCTTGTACACTAAATAAAACTTGATCTGTATTAGCATCTAAATCTGCTTCAGTAAGAACACTACCATCTTGAAAATCAACAGCTTTTGCAGTGATATTAGTATCTCTTTGAAACTTAATAGCAGCACCATTAGCAGGTTCATTACCACTGGTAAAGGTTATCTGTGTAGCACTGGTAAAAGTGTAATGAGTAGAAAGAGTTTTTAAAACACCTCCTACTGTTACATCAACATCAGTATCTTTTATATAAGAAAAAGATATAGCGAAAGGACCAGCACTACCATTACCAGTGTGGTTTGTAAAAGACGCAGCAGTGTTAGTAGCCATAATTAAAAGGTTCCAAGATTCATTTGGTTCATCTGTTCAGTAAGCCTGTCAACAAAGTTTTGTTGTAAGTTTTGCTTTGCTTTGATTCTATCAGTAAACTCTTTTTCGCCAATAAAATCTCTTGTGTATTCTAATATTCCTTTGTTTATATATTTAGTATTTATTTGATTCATTGTTTGAAAGATTTTTTCTGCTGCTAGTTGCCCTTCTTGTGAATTGAGTCCTACTTCTTCAATTATAGATTTAAGTCCTTTATATTCATTAGCCATAAAAGTGCCATCAAAATAATTATCTAAAGCTTGTTTTATAGTTACATCTCTTCCTCCCATTCTTAAAGTTGTATTATTTACATACACTTTTAAAGCATTATATTCTTTTTTATCTAATTTCTTAGGTACAAAGTTTTTACTATTTACTCCTTTAAATTTTGATCCTCTTATTATTTCTGGTGGTTCTGGTAATAATCTACCAATAAGTTGTGTTGCCATAAAATATTTATGATTTTTACTTGTACTATGTTTTGCTAAAGACAATAAATCTAAACCACTTTTTTGTGGATATGTTATTGGATCTCCTGTAATATGTTCTACTTGCATAGGTGCATTTCCACCATAAAAAATCGGCATTATTTCTTTTCCTTTATTTAAAATATTATCTAAGGCTTGAATTGCAACATAAGCTTTATTAAATTCTTCGTCACCAAAATCAAGATCTTCATTAGCGGTATCACCTGCTCTTGTTTTTGTGTCTGGTCTCATAAACCATCTAAGTTTACTGTAATCTCCTTTTGATTCTGCTAATTCCCTAGCTTCTTGTTCTGTAAAACCTATAGTTGTTAAAACATCAGCAGGTAGTCTATGTAGTTTACTTAAAAAACTAGAATATGGTATTGATCTAACAGAAGCTTGTCTGCCAACATAATCTAAAAATTTCTTGGTTCTGTAATCTACATTGTCTTCTGGATCTACATTTTTACCTACTGTTGGTATTGCTGAAAATAAATTTATAGTTTCGTTTATTTGTTGTGTATAACTTCTGTTAAAAAGATTACGACCAATAATTGTTGCAAAACCAGCAGTAAATTCACCAAATTCTTTATCTTTAACAAATGGACCTCCTTGTGTAAAATCAACCATCATTCTTACAAATGAAACAATAGGATCAGGTAGATTTTCGTAAGTTTTATATTCATATACTGGTTCACCATTCTTATACATAGGTTCACCATTCTCATCATATTTAAGGTATGCCCTGCTATATGGTCGCCAACCATTCTTATACATTGAAATCCACATAGAAGCACCTTCTTTTGTGAAATAGTTTGGACCACCACCTGTTAATTTAAAATGCGGTGGTTGATCTTTATTTAAGTCGTAATCAGGTAATAAATAATCATCAAATGTAAGACCTGAAATTAGTAATCCAAAAGCATATCCCATTCTTATTTGACCTGTTGCATTTGCTCTTACTAAAGGATCAGGACTTAACAGGTCAGCTTTCATCTCTGGTAAAAGCAAAGCATTAAAAGGATTTATATTTTGGTATTCTCCGTTTGGTAATCTTTTGTTTATTGGTGTATTTATTACTGGTGTATATCTCATAACTTCTTTAATAATATTTGTAGGAGTTCTTGTAAAAGTAAAGAAAAACCTAGCAACAGGATTTTGTACTGCTAAATTATTTAATTTAGATGCACCTGCACCAAATAAATCTTCCGTTCTTATGTCTTGTGTAAATGTAATTTGTTTACCAAATTCTTTTGCATTAGTTAAAATTCTTTGTGTAACTGCATCAGGTGTAAAAACTTCTTGTCCATCTATAATTTCAACTCTACCTACATCTCCTTTTGAATTTTTTAAAAAATAACTTATAATTCCATCAACATGACCTTTTATATATTGGTTTAATTCATCTCCTGTTTTACCAAGTTTTACTCCTTCCATATATGCTTGATAATTAGCTGCTGCTAAAATATTAGGTGCTTGAACTAAAGCATCTGTAGCTGTCATAAGACGACTAGGTAATCTAATAAACTTTCCAAATCTATCAACTGCTTTAAAAGGAAAGTATTGTTTGTCTGAAGAGATCATATATCGTTGACTTGTTTCACCTTTTATATTTCCTAAATTTATAAAGTTATCTTCCATATCCCATGACCTTTTCCAAGCATTTAAAGCAAAATCAAAGTTTTGAAATAAAGCAAATAGATGTTTTTTAGCAGCTTCTAGTTCTGTAAAATTTGTAGAACCACTAAAGTTATTAAAAGCTTTTAAAAATGTTTGTGCTACACCAGAATATAAATTTATTTTTTGTGTAGTAGGACCAGACAATAAAGCGTTGATACCAATTTCGTTATATATTCTTGCTCCTTTATCTAAACCTTTAACAAATTTAGCGGATAAAGCATCAGTATTTTGTATAGTAACCATTTTTTCTACACTACCTGACGCTGTTCCTAAATCAGTTGTTAATCTAACTAATTCAGAATAATCATCTGTTTCTGTTGCTTTTTGCAAAGCATCTTTTAAATCTGTTCTAAACTTTTCATTCTGTAAAATACTTTGATTTAGGTCTATTTCTATATCAGGCTGTTTTTCTGTTAAGGCTGACTTTTCTGCTGCTGTTAAATTCATTACTTCATCAGCAGTTTTACCTTCAATACCAGACTCAGGTTTCATGCCAAAAGATTTTAAAGTTCTAGCAGTTTGTGTTCTTAATGGTATGCCAAGCTTTAACCATTCTTCTACACCTAATAACGAGTCTGATAATTCATCTATAGATTGATCTATCAATTCTGTATTTTTCGTTTTTATCGCTTCTATCAATCTTTTATTTACATTTGCAACTTCTTCTGTTTTTAATGTTATAGTCTGAGCTATTGCATAATTTAAAGAATCACTAGGAACTAAATTATATAGTTTTGAATATGCTTGACCATACTCTTTTATAAATTTTGTGTTTTGTAATCTAACAACTCCATCATCAAACATTCCTAATCCTTCTAGTTTTGTTTGTTGTTGACTTTTTGAACCAGTAAAAACATCAGCATCTTTAAGAACTTTTACCATTTCTTGTATAGTCTTTTGTTGTTTTGGTTTTAAACTTTTTATAAAAGAAATTTGCTGTGGGTTTTTAGATACATCTCCTAAATCTTGTTTTTTACTATCTAATTTATTTAATGAAGTTTTTACTCCACCTGCATATTTAGCATCTGCTGGCACTTCAATAGTCAAACCTTGAGTATTACTAGGTGATGCAGTAGCACTACCAGTTTTTTCAGTAACAATACCTTTGATTCTTTTATGTATATTTGCACCATGAAGTCTTATTTCTTTTTCTGTAAAACCTTGTGATATAAAGGCTTGTAACATTTCTTGTTCTTTTTGTGGTGGACTTTTTTTACCAAGTCTTAAAGACCAAGCAAGCTTATCAAAATCAGATTCAAAAACTATAGATGCACTACCATAATTAGGCTTAGTTCTTTTAAACTGGTTAGGCATTACAAAAGTTCTTTCAACAGTTTGCTTTTGTTGCTCTATATTTACACCTTTACTTTCTAAATCTACTTGCTGTTTTTTTCCTACTTGATCTAAATTATTTACAGCTTCATCAATAATCTTTTTATCTTTTTTAGTTAAAATCTTATCTGCTTCTATTGGTGTTTTATTTTTAATTTTTTTTAAAACACCACCTAATCCATCTATAGAACCTTTAAAAGCAGTACCAAAAGCACCACCTAAACCTATACTTGCTAAATATTCATCACGACTTACATCATCTCCTAATAAATCTCTAACAAAAGTTTCTCCTGTTGCAAAACCAGCACCTTGTAAAGCAGCTTTTTTAAGTCCTCCTTTTCCTATTTTTGCTGTTGAGCCAGCAGGTATTACTTGAAATAAACCAGCCGATAAAGCTTCTGCTTGACTAATATCTTTAACTCCTCTTAATTTCTGTGCTTGTATATTTGTGTAATATCCAATAGCAAATTGACCACCACCATAAGCTGCTATGCCAACAGGACCACCAGCCAATAAAGGTGCAAGAACAGCATCAGCACCAAGACCAACTCCAATTTCAAGACCAAGACCTTTAGCTAAACCTTTTAAGTTTGCTTTTTCATTTGTTTGTTCTGTTAAATCACTAAATATTTTTCTAGTTTTATTTATTTCTTCACCATTAAAATCAATAGGATCATTTTCATCTACATAGAAATTATTTATAGTATCGTTTAAATTAAATTCAGTATCAAAATCAATAAGACTTTGATCTTCTTCAAAAATATTTTTATCTCTAAACTGGTTAGAAATTGCTGAGTCTGTCATATCTAAAATAGTGGTGGATTACGTTTTGCATCTGTGATTAATTGCATAATTTTCTTTGCATAATCAGGGTCAGTTGCATAGGCATTTGCTTGTAACAACTTAGCTGCTTCTTCAGCAGTGCTTACATTAACAGTACCCTTTCTTCCCATAAAGTCATCATTCCATTGTGTCTTATATTGACTCATCATATCTTGTAAACTATCAAAGTTTTTAAAATTATCTTGTATATCAATATTCTTACCTTCAATATTTTCTTGGGTGTTTTGTAAAGTTGCTTGACCTTTATCAGTTTCATCTTTTGTAGCTTTTAAACCTAAATAATTGTTTGTAGCAGAAGGACTTGCACCATTTGATGTTTCTAACATTACTTGTGCTGCTGTCACTTCTGGAAACTTATGACCTGCATCTTTAGCTAATTTGTAGAAAAGAGGAAAGTTGGCTTCAAATCTTTTTACTCCACTTGGTTCTTCTGAACCTACTATTGTAGTTTTTTCTGTATCTGTAGGATTAGCCATAGCAATCAAGCTGCCATCTCTACCACCTAATGTATTTACAACATCACTTACCATTTTTTGATTTTTTGATGTGTTTAGAGAATTTAAATTCATGCCTTCTAATTGATTATTATTACTACCTGATCCTGAGTTGTTTGGTGTATTAATAGGCTGTTGCTCACTTATATTATTATCTTCATCAAAAAATGTGTAACTACCATTTTTAATTTTACCTATTTGTTCTTTATAACCCTTTATCAAATCATCTATTTTATCTTTTTTTTCTTTATTTGTTAATTCAGAATCAACAATAACTAATTCTAAATCTTGTTTTAATTTAAAATCAAGATCATACTTTTGTTCTACTTTTGATCCTGACATAATATCAAAACCGAATTGATTTTTTGTACTTAAAACTTTTTCTCCAAATTTTATAACTCCTTTTATCTCTGGATATTGAGTAAGTAATCCTTGACCTGATTGACTTTTTACTAAAGTATCTAATCTTTTAAATTCTGTTCTGTCTTCCTTAGTAGCACTAGAACCTAATGAAACCATGAAATTAGTTAATTCTGTTCTTGCAGCTAGTTTATTACCATCAAATTCACCATCAATCCATCTCTTTTGAAAGCCTAAAAACCAACCATCAACATTAAAGTTTTTAAGAGTTACTTCTGTATCAATAAAATCTAATTCTCCTTTATATTCTTTTTTTAATGCTGATATTATTTTTGCGTTTTTTAATATAACTTCTTCATTATCACTAGAAAAATCTAATTGATCTAATCTTTTTGTAATATCATTTTGTTTTGCGTTTTCTGCAAATTCTAGTTCTTGTTTTTTAAATTCATTTAATTCTTTATAAACTTCTTTTTTTATATTGATAATACTATTGTTTGCATCAAGAAAGCTTTTTAAATCTTTTTGTATAACTTGATTTTTTTTATTAGTATTTTTTGGACCTACTTTTACTTTTCCTATAAAATCAATAAAATCATCTACTTCTTGTAAAGCTTCTGTTTCACTCATATCAGAATCTTTATATGACTGAATAATCGTATTAACGCTGTTTTGAATATAATTTTCAAAGCTTGCAGGTGAGACTGCTTCACTTAATCCAATACTGACCATATAATCTGCATTTTCTTGTATTTCTTCTAAAGCGATACTTTCTGCTTGAGATAAACCTGTTAAATTAAAGTCTTGTTCTGAATAATCATCATCAATATAATTTAATTCAATACTGTCTTTTATATTGTCAATATTATTCCAACTACTTAAAATTGAATTTGCAAAGCTAGTAGTAGCTAATTGAATTTTTGCTTCAGATCTAGCTTCTTGATGTTTATTTAGTGCTTTTTGATAAGCTAAATTTTGTTTAGGTAGTATATATTTATTAACTAATTCTGGTCTTATTCCTCTTGTATTCATTAAAGATGTTTCTTGAAACTCATTTACTGCTTCATTAAATTGTGATGATCCAACATCAAATTGTGATAAAGGTTGTCTAACAATTTGTCCACTTGGTAATTCAACATCTACTATATATTCATCAAAAAACTTTTTTGTTTTAACTTCACTAGCATTACCTAGATTAATTGCTAGTTGTTTTTCAATTCCGTACTGTGTATAAACATTTCCACCAATAAAATTTCTAGCAAATCTTTTACCTTCATTTTTCTCTAATTCTTTTTTTATTTTATCTATACCTTCTGGTGTAGATGCCAAAACTTGTGATTGACCTGCTTGTATATTTTGTGCAATTTTAGTATCAATTTGATTGCTTAAATATTTTTGTATAGTTGGATTTACAGCAGCTAAAGTTTCAGCTAAAGACTGAATACCTGATTTAGGTGCAACACGAACACCTTGCTCAAAAGTATCTACAGGATTAGCAGAAGGTTGAAATGATGTACCACGAAAACTTTGTGTCATTAGGAAGAAAACCTTAATACGTTATTGTCTAATTTTGGTGAAGGTAATAATCCTAAGTAGTTTGTAACACCTGATGCTGCTGTATTAAGCAGTACAGATCCTAAAGATGGTACTTGGTTATACGCTTGATTTATATTACCTTGTAATTGATTTAATCTATTATTTCTCTGAGTTTCTAAACCTTGTATATTTCTACTGTATTGTCTTCTAAATGAATCTAAAGTTTGTCCTATACTATTTCTTTCATTTGCTGCTTGTCTCTCTGCATCTCTAACTAATAAACTTGCTGTTAAACCTGCTCGTTCTGAAGCTTGTATTCTTCCTCTAGCTTGTAATCCTCTTATTGTTGCAGCTAATCTTTCTTGATTTTTTGAAGCTTCAGTTTCTTTTAATTGTTCAGCTAACGCTCCTTGTTGATTAGCAAAAGATTGTTCTGCTGATCTTGCTGCAATTTGTGATTGTTGAGCTACTTGTGCTGCTTGCTGTTGTGCTGCTGATCTTCCAATTAAATTAGAAGCTAAATTTATACCAAGGCTTGCACCAAATAAAGTACCTACTTGTGATCCTAATGCTGGTAATGCTGCTACACACATTTAAGAAATCCTTAGAAATTCGTAGAAAGGTTTTTTCTCTTTTCCATAATTAGCATGGTATTTAATAAATTTAAACCCTAGAGACTTTAACCATTTTATAGCAGAAGTATTCTCTGCATATACAAAATTATATAAGACTTTGTAAGATTTCAACAGATTATCTACCCATTCCCTACCTTTTCTTATAAGTTGTATTTTATATTTTTTATTAGTAAATAAGTCATCAGTAGCAACCATCCATATACAACCATCACTAACAACACCGCATAAACCTATAGGTTTATCATCATCATCTGCTATTGCCATATTAGTTTTTCCATGTAAATAAGTTAAACGCAAAGCATCTTGTGGTTTTTGTCCTGTTTGATAATATGCTTCCAAGCGATCTATTTCTCTAATATGTTCACATACATAGTTTAGATCTTTTAAATTTGCTTTTCTTAAATAACCCATTAAATACGTCTACTTCTCATATAAAACATAGCTTCATATTCAGCACTGGCTAATGTTGCAGGTAGAAAAGTATTATTTTTTATATCTATTGTTACTTTATCAGCCTTACTCATAATTGGTACTTTAAATATACCTGTCTCTAAATTAATTTGACCAATAGTTGAAGAAGATGTACCAACTAAGCGACCAGTAAATTTATGTATGCTTGTATCTCTATGCTGTGGAGTTACTTCAACTTGAAAGAAAGCAGAGTTTTCAAATTTTAAATAAAAATGTTTTAGTTGTAATCGTCCGCTAATAATTTCACCTGTGTTAGATCCACCAGTACTTTCTGTTAATCTTTGATTACTAAATCTATAGTGCATTTCATAGGGTTCACCAATAATAAATTTAGAATTTCTATAGTCTCCACTAGCTGTAATTGTATTTGTTAAACCATTAGTAGCATTTGTAGATATTATGATTTGACCTGCTTTTAAATTTTGTGTAACCCCTTTTGTATCAACAAATGTACTTGTTTCAGTGCTAGCTAAATAACGTCCTATGACTTGCATCTTGGTATGTAATTTATATGGCACAGTAATAGTTGAAACTTTAGTAGTACTGTTATAAGCAATGGAAACACCAGCAGTTGCTTCTGTAATTTTACGATCTAAATGAAATTCAAACTCAGAAAATGGTTCTCTGAAGTCAGATACAAAAGGTATCTTTTCTAAAATTACTTCTGCACCAGCATCATTAAATAATATAGACCTATCCGTTACTATAAATAAATCAGTACCAATAAAATCTATATTTTTAATTTCTCTGCTTGGATCAAAAGTATATGTAAACCAAGAATTTAATATCTTTTCTGATCTTTGTCCATATAACCATCTATTAATATAAAGTTTATTTGGATTTGTAGCACCCAATAAAACCAAGACATCTTCGTTAGTTGAAACAGCTACTTTATATATGTCATTAGGAATTAATCTTGGTACATGTATAGAGATGTTTGCAGCATCTTGTATCTGTACTCCTTGTTGTAATATATATTCTCTTACACCAGCAAAGTTGCCTTTCTTATTTAAAAAATAAATACTACCTCCACTACCTATAGGTGCAGCTTCATCTGTTGATTCAAATTCTGTTGATACAATTACGTTTGCTGATTTAGGTGTCAGTGTATCTGATGAACTACTTAAAACAAATTGTGTTTCATCAGAAAATAAAATTAATTTTTCTCCCATAGATACAGCATGTTTTAATATTGCTACTTTTGTATGAGAAGCAGCTACATCTATAGGGTCACTATCTATTGTTGATATAACAGTCTCAGGAAAGAAGTTAAAAAATTGAGATACTCTAGAAAGTATTACATTGTCATCAGCTAAAAATCCTAATCTATTTCTAAAAAAGAAAACATTATTTATTTTTGATCCTATAAATGATGGATCTGGTGCAGAGTCTTCATCTCCAACATTTCTTTCTCCCCATTTTGGTACATTAAAAGTTTGATTAGCTGATGTATATGCATCACCATCTACTCTTGCAAATCTAAAATTACCATCAGACTGCCTTATTAATACATGTGGCATAGTGTCGTAATTAAATTTAAATTTTATACCTGCTTCTACTGATTCTTCCCATTGTCCTTCAGCTAAAACACCTACACCATTAGAATTATTAGTAACAAATTTCACATAGTAATTATCAAAGTTTGTAGATTCATCTCCTTTTACTTCAACTACCATGCCATTAGGTGCAACAGTTGGTAAATCTGTAAATTGTTGTACTGTATTTTTTACAGTTGTAATCTGAGTATTACCTTGAGTATCAGAAGACTCCACCGAAAAATCAGAATTATCATTTTTCTTTATATGTAATACTGGACCATTCTGATTGATTGTAAAACCAGTAAGGTTAGAAGTAAGAGAAGTTCTTATAGAATCTGCAACAGTTTCAGTACTAAGAGGATCATCATTTGACGTATCCTTTGTAGCTACAAAATTATCAACCTTTACTTTATAAGTAGTTTTATCTGATACACGATTAAAGAAGACTATTGCCTGTGTAACATTACCTGCTGATAAGGTTGTATCCATTGCAGTGGTAACAGTTGTATTGACGACAAAAGTAAAATCAGCAATAGTTATAGTTTTTAATTCAAGTCTTGGATTTGTGCAGTTTAAATAATTTATTCCATCAGGTTTATTAACTGTAAGTTCTGTACCATCTAATTCAAAGAC